CCTTGAATTTTTTCAACAATTGGTCTGACAGTATCCCATGCAGCTTTAAATGGTGCAGTAATTGCGGATACAACACCAGATAATGCACCGGATATTTTACCTGCTACTCCACTGAACGGTCCAGTGATACTGCTGATTAAACTAGATACTTTACTTTTAGCAGTATTAATCCAACCTTGAATAGCAGATGAAATCCTACCAACAACAGCCATTAATAAACTATACACTCGACTAGGTACAGTTCTAATCTGATTAACAATACCAGTAACAAACTTCCTACCTGCATTAACTGCAGCAGTTAGCATTCTTGCACCGAACGCTACTACTCTGCTAATAATGGTATTGAAGATATTACTTAGTATACTGGTGATTGTAGTCCATATTGTGGTTAGTAATCCTTGTAATGTCATTTGACCTGTGGCGAATTGGTTGAATATGTTGATTGCCCATTGTACTAATCCTATGACTATTCTGATTGGCATGGTTATTGATTGCCAAGCAAAACCAATAGCATCAATTAATGTTCTTACAACATCAAAATTACCTGATTCAGTAATACCAAAGAATTCAGCAATAGCACTAACCACACCACTAACTGCAGGAACTAACCAGTTCCAAGCATCAGTAATGGCTTGAATAATCGCTTGTACATCAGGATGATTAATAAACGCATCCCATAATCTCTGAATACCGCTCCATATGGCATCTATCATACTACTTGCATCAGACCACCATCCGAAAGCTTTGCCAACTTCATAAACAACTACAATTAAAGCAGCTATTGCTGCTGCTATTGCTAGTATTGGCCATAATGCTGCACCCTCCGCAATGGCTAAACCTCCGAAACTAACTGCTGCAGTATCTGCTGCGGCGGCTTCTGTGGTAATACCTATTGCAGATGCAACTCTTGCAATTGCTCCTTCACCTTCAAGGGCATTACTTATTCCTTGTACGATGTTTAATTGTTTCATTGTTTCAACAAGGGTTTTTATTCCGCCTACTTGTAGTCCGAATTGTCCTATTTGTCCTAATAAACCAACTACACTTAGTAAAGGTGATGCTACACTTGATAAACTTAAACTCACATCTTCCCATGCTGCACCTATTTGGTCAAGTATGGTTTTATGCTCGGCTTCTTCATCAGCTAATTGTTGTAATTGTCCCTCATATTGTCCTGTTACTTCGCTGGCATGGTCTAATGTTCCGGCTTGCATGCCTAATGCTTCTTCAAGTTTTCTAGTGTCACCGTCACATTCTTTCAATGCATCACTTAAACCGGAAAATGCTGCTTTTCCACCACCAAATTTATGGGTAGCGGCCGCAATAATGACTGATGCTTGGTCTACATCGAGCCCTAATTGGTTGAATTGTGCATCGAATTTCCTTAAAAAGTTATAGTAATTCTGCATTCCACCCACAGTATTTGCATTTGCATACGCTAATGCATTAAAACTTGATGAAACATTATTCATATCTACACCAAGCACAGAAAGCTCTTGACCGAGACTGTTGACTGTGTTTGCACCTAATCCGAAAGCATCATTAATCTTATCCAAATCAGTAGCAGATTGACCAAGGTTCTCACTAGACACCCCTATCTGGTCAAGGCTTTTAACATATAGCATTGCTTCATCATTAGGGAAAGTAGCATTACTGATAGTGTTAATCAAAGACACCATCTCAGGCTCAGCAATACCAGTCTGAGTAGCTAACTGACCTACTGATATGGCAGCAGTATTCATTTCCTGAGCCATACCCTCAGCACTACTTCCAATATTACCCACTTGGTCGGCCAACTGCAATAGCATTGAACTGTTAACAATACCTAACTCACTCATTGCATCTGTAGACTCATTGGTTTCTTGTTCCACAGTATCCATTGCTTGAGCTAATTGTTCCGCTTCAGCTTCAGCGGAGGCTAACTCTTGAGCAACTGCATCGAAATCACCTTCAATATTGCCCATTTCAATATCTGCCAGTTCTTGCTCTAACCGTTCAACTTCTGCGGTGGCTTCTTCAAAGGCAGTTTGTAATGCGGTTCCGGTTTGTTCAGCAGATGAACCTACACTTTCAAATACACTACTAGCATTATCTACTGCTTGTAATATTATTTCAATTAATTCATCAGCCATCTATCTTTTACTCCTCTTATTATTTTTTTTTGAATTTCACACCCATACTTTCCGCTATTGCTCTTAGTTTAAGGTCAATTCCCTCAGTAAAAGTAAGGTGTTTAGCAGCCATTATGTTCAGAAAGGCTTGTTGGTATAATGTGGCATCATTATAACTCTTTACTATTCTTGCTCCGTTTGTATGGGTTTGATATAATACTCTTGCTTCATCAGTCTTTGCGAAACTGTTTAATCACTGTTAAATCAGTATCATTTAATTTACTGATGTTTATTACTTGTTCAAAAATTAACTCGGGTAAACCTGCAGGCATTCCTTTAATATCATCACTGGTGACTGTTTCACCATCAACAGACAAAGATAATGCGATTGCAGTATACATCGCCTCGGATTGTGCCTCGGTAAATTCACCAGTATTAATATCAACATCGTTAATATTCTGTGATACTCTTTTACCACCTTGCATTCCAACTTTAACCACTAACGGCTTCTTCTCAATACTTTGTAATTTTGAGAGTTCACCACTGGTTAAAGGCCTAATAGTAAACTCCGCAGGTGTTCCATCATAATCGATTTTCACAGTTTCCAAATTATCTTTTCCAAGAGTTAATTTCTGTATCATTTCAAGGTTTTTCATTGGTAATTCACTCCATTTCTTTTTTAAAAAAAAAGGACCAATATAACGCTCCCATCTAATGGGGAGTCCTTTATATTGGTCCTTTAAACTATATAAAATAATATTCTCTTTTTGTTTTTTATGCGAGTTCCTCTTGATTATTCACTAATTTAACATACATATCAGTTTCAACTTCAGTATTGCTAAGTAATTTAACAGTACCAGTACCAAGAGTATCTAAAGTAATGGTGGTTTCAATAGCATCAACACCAGACATTGAATATTCTACACGTAAGGTACATTTAGGGAAAATAATCCTACAACTAATATTAGATGCTTCACAATGAGTAATATCTAATACTAAAGGTAACTGTAACAATTTACAAGCAGATGGTTCTAAAGCGTTAACTTCACCGTATTGAGCATCTAATATACTACGAACAGTATCAGCTGTTAAAGTAGTAGTAATGCTTAATTCGTTTTCACGTTTACCTGCTAAAGCACGTTTTTGTGGGTATCTGCTACCTAAACCAATAGTACCATCAACATTATGATTATTATTACCACTAAAACTAAAAGCAGTACTAACACCATCCAGAGGTTTAGGTTGAACATTAGCACCAGACCCAGTAGTTCCAAGATACAATTGAATATCGTAAAACATGATGAAAATTTGCTCATTAGTCAACTCATCAGGCCTAGTAAAAGTCTCATCATTACTGCCGATGATACCTGCTTTTTCAGTTTTATAGATCCAATCAGCAGATACTGTCATACTGTCATCACTGACTTCTAATGATAATTGGTCTTCAAGCATTCCATAAATGTATTTTTTAAGCATGTCTTGTACGATGATTCCACGGAAACTGGTTAATTCTTTTCCTTCACCACCCCAAAACTCATGAGTATGTACTGTTGCACCACTTGTTCCTGCAGTATATTTGTAATTGTCAAGGTATCCTCTGAAGTACCATCCTAACTGTTGTAGGTCTGCTTCAGCTTCAGTTGAACCAGTTGGTTTCATTACTCCTGCTCTTGCCCTTCTATTCATACGTGATGAACCGGATTTTGTTATTGGTTCATCGTTTAATTTGAAATCTACACTGTTGGCTTGATTCCAAAAGTCAGGGTCAAATGCGGATTTAGCTACATCGTTACCATATGATTCTTCTATTTCTAATCCAAATCCACGGTCCATTTTTTTATGCTCCTATGTTTTTGCAACATTGTTTCCAGTTGATTATGATGTTTACGTTTAGTACTACTGCGACTACTGGTAATCTTTCAGATTTGTTGTTTACTTCAACGGTTCCCATGGGGTAGAATGTTTCTAGTGTTATGTTTTTGATTAGGCGTTGTCCTGGGAGTATTGTTGATTGTATGGTTTGCCAGTTTTTACAGATAGATAATAATACTCTTGTTGCTAGGTTTTGTGTTGAAGTGTCAGCATCTTCCATTTCTGTTTCGTATACTGCACAGTTGAATTGGAAAGGTATTGTTAAATCCATTGTACTACTAATATCTGGTTGTCTACTGCTTCTTGCTTCGTGTTGGTACATCCAGATGAATGGTTCTTCAACATGTTCTTCTTCACTGTATACGGTTAGAAATGTTTCCACATCTTCCAATAAACCGTTCTCGGTTCTTTCGGTTTCGATGCATTCAGCCATTATCCCCTTGATTTTCTCTAAACCTATACTAATGTTTACAGTCATCCTAACACCTCACTTATTGCTCGTAGGAAGTAACCATCTAATCTGCCAGTTACATCATTGATACTGTCTTCTACGAAGTGTTGCCCTTGTATTCCTGGGTGGTGTACTACTTTAACTGGATGGTCTGCACCTTCCCAGTATAATGCCTTTGCAGAATTTGGTGTGATAGTGTATGGTCCAGTACCATCATTAACCCATCTAGCATACGTTGCAGGTGATTTAATACTGGCTTCATCACCACTAATACTATCAATAAACCATGATTTCAATAATCCATGGTCTACTGGGGAATTCTGCATCAAGACACGTACCATTTCTTGTGTGGCATAATTCATACCTTGTTCTTTGGCTTGTTGAATCTTATCTGCAGATAACTTCTCAGTCAAAGCTGTGGTATCTACTTCAACAGTAATACTTACCATTAGTCCTCACTACCTGTAATGGCTAATACTCCGATACTATTAGGTTCGGTACTACTGTCTTTGATGAATGGTTTTAGATCATCTTTTAACTCTTCGGTGAAAATATCTGAACTGACGTTTTGTATGGTCCAGTCATTCACCTTGATAATGGGGCTGTCACGTTTTTGTATCGCTAAGGATACCATGTTACTGGTTAGTCTTAGACATACATTCTGTACTGCTGGTTTCACATTTTCATCTGTGTAGTGTCTGTTAGTGTAGGTGTTAATTAAATCTTCGGCTTGGGAAATCCAGTCACTAACAATTTCTTCCAGTTTTGCATCATCGGTTTTTTCAAGATTCAGATGCTTTGGTTTTAAACCATGAAAATGTATTACATCATCTACACTAATCCACATAAAATATCACATCTTGGAAAATTATTGTTGCTTTGTAAAAAAAAAATAATATTAGTCCGGTAATTCACCGGTCCTAATGTATTCGTATAAATTCCTGCGGTTACGTTTTACGATGACGGGTAATTCATCGAATGGTTTTCCATCTTTTGTGAAATCCCATTTTTTAGCAGTTTTCTTTTTTTCTGCCATAAAAAACATCACCATTTTTTATTCATTGGAGTCATCTGCAGTTGGTTCTTCTTTTTCCAATGCTTCGACTCTTGCTTCTAAGTCAGCCAATTTGGCTTTAGTGTCTTTTTTGAATTTCATAGACATAATGAGTCACCACCCATTACATCTTATAATAATGCTGCTGCTTCAGCAGCGGTAATATCTGCAACAATTACACTGTCAGCCCATTGTACACTTGCATCGCATCTGATACG